TTAGCCCAAGGAATAATACCTTCACTTACACCATTATCTTTAATTCTAGCACCACGTCCTCTAATACGAGATAATGACATACCAACACCACCACCTTGAGACGATAAACGCATTAATTCAGAGTTTGCTGATGCAATACCTTCTACTGAATCATCAACATCGATACCATAACATGAAATTGGTAATCCACGTTCTGTACCCATGTTTGATAATACAGGAGAGGCTAAACACAACCAATTCTTAACCATCGCTTCATAGAAAAATGGTTGAAGATCTTTACGACGTAACCTACGAGCAGCAGATTTAGACACACGTTTAAATCCTTCGAATACGTTTTCATCTGATAGTAAGTAACCTTTAGAGATCATGCTTACTGCAATATCATCCATCCATTCGGGATAATCTTTTCCTACAACCCATTTACGGGTATCAACTGTAATGCTCATTTTTTATTATTTTATATTATAAATCCGACCAATCTGCTGTCGACTTTGAGTATGCACTAGGTCGTTGTGCAAAAAAGTCCTGTTGTTCTACTCCTGATGTAATCTGACCAAACCAAGCGATTTCGTCTAATAATTTTTCATTTACATCGTATAATGGTTTATAACTTAGTTCTACCATTTTTTCATTAGCGCGAGCACGAATGAAATTCTTTAATTGCTCCTTAGTTAAATTTTCTAAGTCGCCCATTTCAAATACTTTATTGATAAATGCAAATTCTAATTCTACTGAAATAGCACATGCTGTTTTGATACGTTCCTGTAAATCGATTGTATTTAATTCAGGACGTTCTTCTAACAATTGTCTAAATAACCAACATCCAGCTTTTGAATGTAGTGATTCATCTCTAACAGACCACGCAACAATTTGTCCCATTCCTTTCATTAAATTTCTCATTTGGAATGACATCAAAATAGCAAATGATGAAAACAAATTAACACCTTCAGTAAATGCTGAAAATATAGCTAATGATTGTGCTATTTCATCCATTGTTCCTGATTGTACTTGCTGTAATCTTTCGATTTTATTACGAGCTTCTTCATCATCCATAAATGCTGCAAAATCATCTAAACCTAGTGATTCGTTTAGCAATGAATATGCTTCAGCATGGATAGATTCAAATGAACCGAATGTAACGGCCATTGATTGGATTTCTGGTTTTGGAAACCATTTAGATACATTAGATGACCAATAGTCTTCTACGTGTGTTTCGGTCTGAGCAAATGATTTTAAGATTTGACCGATTAAATTCTTTTCGGATTCAGTCAATTTTAATTTAAAATCATTAACATCAGCAGCTAATGTAACTTCTTCAGGTAACCAATGCACACGTTGTTGTGCTTTTAAAAATTCGTGGGCTTGGTCGTATTCAAACGGCTTATAAAATAAACGCTTATCGGTGATCATATTATTTAAACGAGTTAATTGTTGAAGTTAATGATGGTTTTTGTTGCATTCCAACAAGACGTTTTACTTCCTGTCCATCTTTTTCAATTACGATAGTAGGAACACCTCTTACATTGTATTTAATTGCTAATGCTGATTCAGCATCAACATCAACGTCTTGAAATGAAACACCAGATACTTCTGATTTAACTTGATCAAATATAGGGGCAAGCTGCTTGCATGGGCCGCACCAAGAAGCAGAAAATTTAAGTACTTTTAACATAGATTTTATTTTTAATTTTTAAGGTGCAGATATAAATACAGTATATACTAATGATAATTAAGAAGGAGTTGCTAGTTCAAAAAACTTCTTTCGTAAATAATCTTTATCATCAGGATCAAAATCTTGTCTAGTTCTTTGTGGAGGAGTTTGTGGAGAATCCGACTCTTCTTCTTCAACATATTCACCTGTGATTCGAGTTACACCTGTAGATCCTTCAAAATTACAATTGAATGTAATACCATCTGTACCATATCGATTTTTAATAATATGCCAACGAGATGTATTATCAACTTTATCTTTACGTAAACGTGATGTTGAAATAATAATATCTCCAATCATAATTTTATCATATGAACCCGCAGCTTTATCACCTTCTACTACTTTATCAGCAGCACCTGAACGGTTTACTTGGGAGGGTGATACAATTGGAATACCTAATTCTTTAGCTAAACCTTTTGCATCTGTGTATATATCATCTAAATCATCTTTACGTTCAACTCGTGAGCGTCTATTACGTAATAAATCTAAATAATCAATAAATATAACATTAGGTTTAAAATTATGTTGGTTCCATAATTGATCTAAATGTCGTTCAATATCATCTAATGATGCACGTTTTGGTGGAAATTCTTTAATAATTAATTTACCGGCTAATCCTTTAGTTGCTTCTTCAATTTTAACTCGATGCATTGGTAATTGATCAACTGGGATGTTAAGTAAGTTAGCATCAAAACGTTGTCCAACATATCCTTCACCTAATTCTAAAGTATAATATACTACATTACAATTCAATTTAACAGCTTCTAATGCCATTGAAATCGCTGCCCATGATTTACCAGAACCAGGACCGCCAAAGAATATAATTAAATCCCCTTTACCATAACCACCTTGCGTAATTGAATTAATTTGTGGCCAAGGTGTAGGAATAACACGTCTATCGTCTGGTCTATAACGTGATTCTACATCTAATTCATAATCGTGTCCGGTATTTTTTTCTTGTGATGTAACAATTGCTTTGGAAATTAATGTACGAATCGATTCATAATCTCCATCATTTAATAAATCAACAGATGTCATAATTGCTTTTCTCATCTGTTGATTTTGACAGAATTTTAAAAATTCTTGCTCAATATATTCCTTATCGAGTGATTGATCCGCCATTTTATAAGCTTCTTTCAATTCTTCAACCACAGCAATTTTTAAAACTTCATTATCTTCTTTTTTTACTTCAATTTGAAGTGCCTCCATTGTAGGAGTTGTATGAAACTCGTCAAAATATTTTTGTAATCGATTTACAATCCATTTACGTGCTGTATTTTCAAAATAATCATCTGTAACTGAATCTGATACGTCTACTAGAAATTTTCTATCCGTCAACAACAAACCTAATACTTTGGTTTGGAATGAATTCCCATACTTATCTAAACTATCTAGTGCTGTCATTTATAACCTTTATTTGTAAATTGTATATTTCCAATCTAACGAAGAAAAATTCTCTATCAACCACCCTTGCCAATTTACCCGCTCATTTAATTGATCAATCTCGGTCATTTCAACGAAACTCCCTATGTTCAACGATGGTGGTGCATTATCAATTGTTTCATCAATGATGCGTTTATCCTCGTTGCTTATATTTGGATCTTTTAATGACATTAATTTATAATTAATATCTAATTGATGAGCAAATGAAAGTATTTTTGTATATAAAGCATTTTTATCTTCTTCTAATTTTGCTTTATTTAACATATATTCTAAATCAATAGGAGTAGATTCAGTTAATTCAGGATATAACTTAAATACTTTTTTAGGCCCTAATCCTTGAATACCAGGAACATTATCTCCAGCATCACCTAATAACATTTTGTAATTAATAAAATTATTAGGATGAACAAAATATTCTTCTAAAACCTCATCAGTTCTGTATGTTTTCTTCTTAGTTGGTGAATATATTTCTGTTTTATTAGAAACTAATTGCAGGAAATCCTTATCAGCAGACATAATTGTTACTTTATCTACCTCAGAATCTGCTTCGAATTTTTTAACTAAATAACCCATTACATCATCGGCTTCAATTTTAGGAATTGAAATCATTGACACTGGTAATTGGGTTAAATATTCGATTAATCGTCCCATTTGGTTAGCCATTGATTCGCTTTCTTCAGATTTTGAATCGAATACTTTCCAATTAGTTACTTTTAAATTAGTACGATTTGCTTTATAATCAGAATATAAGTACTGTTTATTAGTAGAATTACCCTGTCCGTCAAATACTAAGACAACCCTAGTCGGTTGGTATAGCTTAATAGCATAACCAACCGATTTAAGGAAGCCAACAAGACCACCTACATGGTGGCCGTTGGGGTTTATGTGCTGAATAATAGCAAATGAGCGGAGGAATGTATTCATTGAATCTACAATGAGTACTCTAGCGTTCTTTGAATTATTTTTATCAGCGTTTAATTCTGATAATAACTGGTTTAAAAAGTCTTTATTCATTTTATTCTGGTTCTTGGTCAAACATTAATGATGTGTCAATTCCGTCGTCACCCATCTCTTCTACAATATCGAAATCGTCACTACCTAAAATGCGTAACCATTCTTCAGAATGATCTTTCTTATAGTTATCAATTGCTTTTTTATCATCATCAATAAAACCGTGTACTGTCATAATAACAGATCCTTTAGTTTGTACACCGGTAATGTGGTTTTTATCTACTGCTACTTTAGTACGTTTAGCAAATTCGACATCTTTACCACCTTTAGTTGCTTTAATTTTATTAGTACCAGCATTAGTGATATTACCAAATGTTACAATAACGGAAGCATCAAAATACATTGTATTACCTCCTTTATTTTTCATTTTAGGTTGTTCCATCGGCATAGATGGTTTATCTACCCAAATTTTATTTACTGCTACTAATGTATTAGTATATGGGTAATTCTCTTTACGTGATAGTACAATCTTTTGATTGATAAAGTTACCAAAGGATTGAGACATAGCTCCAGCATTCCATTCATTGTTATTTTTATTTGATTCCACAGATAATTTACATGGAATTGATCCAACTGAATCCCATAGAAATAATAAATCGTATGGTAAACGATTCTGTGCTTGTTCATGCAATAAATCAGCAATAAATGCAGCTACATCTTCGACTGTACCTAATGTGTCTCTGTCAACATAGATAAAATCACCTTCATAATCGATTAACTCACCTGTGTTTTTATCCCACACTTCATTAATTTTGAAACCCATTTGCTTAACGTGTTCCCAATTCCATTTCATCTCAGTAACAATGAATACTGGTAATACACCTGCTTTCTGAGCTGCTACTGCACACTCTAATAATGCTGTTGTTTTACCTGTATCACTATGACCTCGAAGTAATGTGATATGACCCATTGGAATACCTGGTAATGATAATACTTCATTAAACGCAGGAGATAATGGTAGCCATCTCTGTGCTTTAAATTTAACGGACTGGTCCAAGAATTTAGATTTCTTGAACGCAGCCAGATTAAATTTTGATTTGTCGCCTAACACTGTAGACACTGTTTCCGAAACTGATTTTTTAGCCATTATTGAAATAATTCGTCGAATTTATCTGATGAGCTAGTATTTAAAGTAAATGCAGCACGCTCTTGTTCTGTTACTTGATTATCATTTACCCAATCTGATTGTGCTGCAGGAGCTGCTTCAGTAGGAGCAGTAGGTGCTGCTTGTTCTTCTTCAGCTTCTGGGTTTAACCATTTAGCTAATAATTCTTTAATATCATCGTATTCACGTTTACGATTAATAGTCATAATATCTGGTTGTTCTTCTAACCATTTATTAACTAAATTAGCATCATCAGAAATTGGAGATGATTTTGGACGAGGGCGTAATGTACAACTAACTACTTTACGACCAGCAACTTCTGAATTTACAGCATCGATTTTAAAATCAAATCCATCTTGGATATCAGTAAAATCACCATAATCTTCATCAGCAGCAAATCCTAGTAATGATTTGTATACTTCTTTACCAAATTCCCATAAACGAACACCTAAATTTTCTTCACCACGAACAACAACAGGAACAAATACGCGCATTTTGGGATCTAATTTCTTAGCTAATGCCCAGTTGTCACGGTCTTTTGATTGACGTAATTTAGCAGCAAATTCCATAATTGGGTCTGCTTCTCCCCAGTTGTTTAGAGCCAAAATTGGACCCTTAGCAAAACCATAGTGAAAATATACTTCACGGAACGGGTTTTGTTTATTAAATTTTGATGGTACGATGCGAATCGTATGATTACCTACTTGAGGCTTCCAGAACACTTTCGTGTAATCGATTTTTTCGTAAGTCTTACCCCCGGATTTTTGTGGAGAGTTAAGATTACCTAATTTCTGCTTTAACAAAGCTAAATCCATAATATAACTATTTAAGTTTTAAAAATTGTACTCGGTAATGGTAATTAAGAAATCCTACAGATTAATTATCTTGTGGATTTTTGTTTGAATGATGTTTAAATCATTATTTTGAATTAACAAGATTGAATTTTTATAATCCAACCACGTAATACGATAATTGGTATCTAAAATACCACTGTTCAAAGACTTGATTAATGCATTTAAAGCATTTATTGTATATAACGTATTTGACTCTTTTTTACGATGTAATAATATTGTGTTAGGTAACACAGATTGTTGCTCCATATTAAATGTATCGATATTGTATGTGCAAACATATTCTTCAGTCGATAACGATTCTAATACAAATATTTTAGAATATAATATTGTGTATTTAGTTGTTAAAGTGTTTAGAGTATCGTCTAATTCTTCGGGAGCAGTAAATGTACAAAATAGCTTATTAGCCATTAAAAATGTATTATTAAATAAATCGTAACTTAAATCTAACATAAATATATGATTTATTCTATTTCTGCGTAATTTTGTCCAGATTTCGTGGAATAATTAAATTTTAATATCGAAGTTATGCTATCTAATAAATTTTCCGACGAATCATAATCCAATAATATAGAATCGTATGTGTATAATATTATTTTTGTTTTTTTATCTTTAAGTAAATAATCCACAACAGAAAACTGAACTATATTAAATATTGTTTCTGTATTTTGAACAATATAATTAAGTAATTTTTGTGGTGTTGGATTTTCAATCATTTCTTTAGTGAAACGTTTACCGAATTGGGTACCAATTGCACCATTTTCTGATTCATTCCATAATTTGTTTGTATAATTATATACTTGGGAGAAAAATGGTTTGTCTTGGAATTCTTTTCTAATACCTCCATACAATTGTTGAAAAACTAACTCCTTAATTGTTTCTGGAGTTGATCCTGGGAATTGTTGAGATAAATGCTCATATAACTTTCCATCATTATTATGAATATATCCTGATAGATTAGATATAATATGAGGATGATATGCTTTAAAATCTATTTCAACTAATTTATCGTTTTCGGGGATAAAAGCAGCACGTTCTCCATTTGTTTTATTTAAAGCCGCAAAATTAATACCATTAAATGCATTTGATGGTCTACCAGTTAATGTATTTAAATTATATTGCGTGTATATTTTACCTTTAGATATTGAAAATTTAGGATTTGGTAAATCTTTAAAATGTTTAATAAATAGTTCTTTATCTAATTTAATACCTTGTCTTTCAATATTAAAAAAGAATGGAGCAACATAATCATTTAAAAAATCATATTCACGTATATTTTCACTTATTTTATTGATTGTCTGTTCAATATGATCATATACATTTTCACATTTTTCATAATGTTTTGCTATAGGAATTAATACTGATGGTTCTTCTGTGTAATATTTACGTTTAAAATCTGTTTCAACTTTTGACTCGTATTGTTCAACATTTATTGTTTGGAGATTATGATATGAACTAATCAGTTGCACATCAATTAGTCGAGAAAGCAACGTAGGAAAATGGTGTAATACCGCTTTATTATCTAATGTGTATACTCTGTTAACCTTAGATAGTTTATCGAGTATATCCGTAGATTTTAATGATAATGATTCGGAATGATTAACACATAAAATGTATCCTTTATGTCCTTTTATCCACCGAACATAAATTAAACTAATATTTTGTAAAATAGGATGATAGTTTTCATTCGTAGGAATAATATGAATAAATACATCCTCACCAATATGTAACTGATCTAATTGATCTTGTCGTTCAATAATATAAAACATAATATAACCTTTTGTTTTCTGTTAAAATCCTCCATCATCTCCTGATGGTGGTAAGGAATAATTTCTTAAAAAACTATCTATCCCAGGCATTTGAGGTTCAAATTCAGTATAATTTGAAGGTTTATTTGGGTCCCAAAGTATAGTTAAAGTATAATAAAAATTAGTAGCTCTAGCATTAAGATAGGTTTGTTTATTTACTTCTAATATTGAAGCATTTACTTCATTTATTCGTTTAATAAAAAATCTATATGATGGGTCTTTTGTTGGAGTAAAATTAATTCGGACAATTGGAAATTCATCTTTTTTAATTGTGTTTATTATATTAGGATTAATTCTCATATAAACAGGATCAATTTGTGATAAATTATACGCTGCTACTTCTCGGTTTTGAGTATAAGGTACTAACTCAATTGAATTAGGACTATAAATAGCACCCACATATTTTTTTCCTGATACTGAATGGTAATATCCTACATAATTGTTATATGTTTTAGCTAGTAAATATTCATTCCCACTAGTATATAAATTTTCTAATATTTGATTTTTAGGAGGTCTCATCAATTAATAATAATTAAGAAAGTAATTTAAAAACCCATAAATCAAATAATGGTGGTCTTTTTAAATCTGCATATTTTCCATAAAGGAAATTACCTGCACCTCTTCCACTGTTGTTATTATTTGATCTATAATTTGTGCTATCATCAGTAGCATAACGAGCAGCATCAGGCATAGGTGTAAAACTTGATATTTTTGAATTCCACCCCATTCCTCCAGTGTATATTTGAGCATGATAGCAATAATCCACCCCAGTTTTCTTTTGTACTTGTATATCTGAACGATACTGAATTACATCTCCTACATTAAATTTACTATAATCACTTAAATAATCATCAATCTTTTTTATAGTCATACTAGAACCTACTTTATATTTTGTATACCCTAAAGCTTCATAAGATTTGAATGCCAATTCAGTACCCGCATCCCCCCCAGAACTTAAAGTAGCTCCTCGTTTTGTTTCATTTTTCTTTCCTGCTTTAAATTTAATATAATTATAAGCTAAATTATAAGTGTATCGGTTACATCTACTTATGCCTTTTTTAGGTCCTCCTAGAACATAATTCATAGCTGAAGCCATAGCTCTAGCGTCTCCAGTTACACCTTGTGGTGGTTCATTAACAGGCTCATTATTTTTCCTAATTTCTTCTTTAACTGTACCTGTATTTTCATCATATATGTATTTTTTAACAAGTGTAGTATCAAGTTTTAAATTATTTTGA